TCACATCGTTAAAGATAAGGGTGTCGTCATAGGCAAAATCAATGGTTTGATATGAAATGCCTGTGCCATCATCTGCAAAATCTGTTGCCGTCTGATCTGCCTTTTGAGCCAGGGTGTCGCGTGAAAGAAATGTGGCATTGCCTTCAGGGTCAATGTAGAAACCGCCGAATTCGCTGTTTTCGATTGTCTGTAAAGCAGTAAGCAGGTCGCGGTCAGTTCCTGGGTCTGCCTGAACGGTGCTGTCGCCTGTATCAATCACACGCATTGAAGTTGGGAAGGTTGGAATATCAAGCAGGTTATTCATCCGCTCACCTGTTGTCTGCCCTGCCGAAGTTCCTGCCACCGTTGAAATGGAAACATTGGAGAAAAGACGGAAAGCATCCACGCATTGCAAGGTCACACTTGAGACTGATTCAACACCGACTTGAAAGTTTGTATCATAGCTCGTGATGTAGCCTGAATAAAGGTAATAGCGTACTGAATTGTAATCTGCCCAAATGCGGATTTTGCGAAGTGGAACGAGTTTGCCATAGTAGGGCGATGAGGTGTTTGTTGGTACCCAATCGCCGTTTGTATCCTCAAGGACAATCGTTGCACTTCCTGCTTCAAACTTGTTCAGGATTCTGTTTCTGCCTCTGCGAATTGAAGCGCGAAGGGTGATGTCAGAAACATCAACAACATCTGATGCCGTATCTGCCAGGATGCCCACGCCAAGCGGCGTTGAAGCATCATCAAGGATAAGTGGATTGCCGAAGGCAGGGCCGTTGGCAAAGTCAACTGCAACGCCAAGTGTAGGCATAGACATTAGAGCGCCACCGCAGATTTCACAATTGTTTGACCGTTATTTTGCCCTTGAAGCAATCCGTTTCGAATAGATGCAACCAAATCGTTCTCAGTTGTCACGCTTCCTTGAACTGTTACATTTACAACAACATCTTTATCGCGTGATCCAACTGCACCTGATGAGAATAAACTTCCACCTTCTGCCGTTCTGAATGAACCTGCATCAAATGGTTGAGTGACAATTCCTTGAGATATAAAAGCATTCTTTGCAACACTATCTTCTAAGGTTTGAAATACAGGTGCAGTATTCTCAACAAGTTTTGTGAATTCTCTACCATTAGCTCCAATGACAGAAATCACTCCGCCTAAATCTTCAACTGCTTTATTGATTAGCGCAGTTGATACAGGAAGGAATATATCGCCACCGCCACCGCCACCGCCACCACCGCCACCGCCTGGGGCTGTAACAGTTGGCCCAGTTGGTGAAATTTTGGCACCGACTGCTGCAAGATAAGCATTCAGGGCTGCAAGTGCATCTCTCCAAGATTTTGCCGCTTGGTTACCAGGTGTTGGCCAGATGTCAGATGGAACAACACCCTTTGCAATCTTGTCGGCGTAATCTTGAACTTCTTTGTTAGTCAGTCCCCACTTATCCATCAAAGCGTTGACTTCGCTCTGATCTAGTTTTCCATCATTGATGTATTTGAAGAAATCAAGGTACATCTCTGCTTGTTGCTTGGTGATTCCCCATTGCTTTGCAAGCAGGTCAATTTCTTCTGTTGAAAGTTTTGCATCATTGACTGCAAATATGGCCGTGGTGTAAGCAACAACTGCTTCTTGGCTTATTCCCCACTTGAGAGATAAGAGAACCACTTCTTCATTTGAAATTGTCTGATCTGCAACAACTGCGAGCAAATCAACATATCTCTGAACTGCCTGATTTGCCATCATTTGAGCATTCATATTCTCAATGATTGCGGCAAGTTTGCGTTGCTCTTCTAGGTTGCTTTGCTTGAGAAGATTTAGGCGTGCTGCTTCAAGTTGAATTGGATCGGTATCTGAAACATTTTTGATGCCAAATTTGTCAAGACCTGCTTTTTTGATTGCAGCTCGGACTTCTGCTGCTTTCTTTTCAGCAGCCGTTAGTTTGGTGGTGTCAGTTGTTGTTTTGACAACGACTTTTCTGTTCTTTTCATTGGCTGCTGCAACCTGCTCTGAAATTCTAGCAAGGTCACTCAGGTGTGAGTTATATTGAACAGTAGATTCTGAACCTGCATCTGTTGCTTCTGTTAGTTTATTGATTGCAACATATGCTGCACCTGCTGCAACAACGAAACCGCCAATGGCTGCTGCTGCTGCAACTGCCGAAGCACCGCCTGTGGCAAACGCGGTTGCCGTACCTGCGGCGGTTGCTGCTGCTGTTTGCTTGATAAAAGCTGATCGTAAAAGACCGATTGCAGTCACAACGCCATAAATACCTGTTGCCAACTTTGCGCCAACAAAGATTGCTGCGAATGCTTTTACCGCACCCAAATTCTCAGAGATAACCTTAAAGAATCCTGCCAACAACTTGCCAACCTGCATGAGTGTTGTGCCTAAACCTTCTAAACCTGCTGCAAGTTCATCCTTGTTTGTATTAACCCAAGTCTCAAGGGCAGGAAGCACATTTGCAACAATGTACTCTGCAAATTCTTGAACGACCGGAAGAAGGGCATACCCTAAAGTCTCAAGGATTTCATCATAAGCAAGACCCAATTTTTTCAGTTGGCCTTCAAGAGAATCTGCTGCGGTGATTGCAGCTCCACCATATGCTTTTGTTAAGGCATCAACTGCGCCTTTGAAATCTTTATTTTTGACAATTGTTTTGTCAATGCTCACGCCAAGTTTTGTGAGTGCGCCAATGTTGCCATTGTATGCCTTTGCAATTGCTAAGGAAACGGTCTGCAAATCTTTTTGAGTGCCGGCTGCGGTATCAAGAGCAACATTTTGAAGAGCCTGTGCCTGTGTCAAATCACCTGTTGCCGTGGTGAGGGTGATAAGGCTCTGACGAAGTTCTGTGTCAGATACGGCCACCAACATTTGTTGCTTTGAAATATATTCTTCAGTAGCCTTGATTGCGGCATCTGTTGCACCTGTGGTGTTACGCAAAGAATTGGCAAGAAGTGCTTGTGATTTCTGATCTTCAATTGCGCCCTTTACGGCATCAACACCTGTTTTGACGGCAAATGCACCCACGGCAACTGTTGCAACTGCAAATGCTTTTGCGATCTTTTTTCCTGCATTTGCAAAATTTTTCTCAAGACCTTTGAGGTCTTTGACGGCTTGCTTGGAACCTTTGTCATTATAGACGGTGACTATCCGCTCAACAATTGCCACGATTTACACCTCTCTCTGACTGATTGCAGCATCAACTCGTGCCTGTGCTTTTGCAGAGGCCTTGTCAACTGCCTCACGAATTCCTTGCAATGCTTTGAACCTATTATTGTCAACGGCACGGATAAGTGCGCGACCTTTATCTTTACCTTCACCGCGAGCAGTTGGCAATGCGCCGTGTTCTCTTTGAATCACACCGATAAAGTGTTGTGAAGCCTGGGGATTCCGTGATCGGCTTGTCTTACTTCGTGAACGAGATGCTGCGCTTCCTCGACCTGCCGTTTCAAAGATTGCACCACCTGGGTCACGCTGAATGACTCCGTAAGTGTTGCGAAAACCACTTCCATCTTTTTTGGTAGTTGCCGCAGTTTGCTTGATTCCTGCCTTAGCTCGTTCGGCATCGTAAGCAATGAATCCACGAGTTTGATCTTGGGCTAATGGGCCGACTCCATTGAATCTTTTGAATCCGCCTTTTTGCCATCCTGAAGGGTGGATTTGATCATTGCTTGGAAGATAGCCTTTTGCCTCAAGAACAATCGGTGCAAGAATGCCACGAATCTCTTTGTTCAGTTCTCTTTTAAGGTCAGGCGCGAAGCGTTCAAGGGCGATGATGTTTTCGGTTAACCCTTGCATCTCAATTCGATAATTGATTTCCGCCATTAGTTGCTTCGCGCCTTCGCTCGTTCTTTCAGGTATATCACTATTGCTTCAAGTATGCCATCGGGGGCATCAAGTAAATCAGTTGGAGATAAACCTGTCTCCACAGAAACTGCTGCGATTGAAAATGTCAGGCTGTCTCTGTGGATTCGGAATTTGGGTCTGCAACCAACGAAACTTCTTTGAGTGTGTCAAGGAAGTCTCCGCCGAAAGGCTTGATGACATTTCCGTTGTGCTTCAAGGCTAACCAAGCCAAATAGTAGATATGCTCTAACTTTTGCTCTTCGCCAATCAGCTTTGCAAGTCCTTTGTTGTACTTTTGTTCAAAGTCAACAATGATGCGTGGTCGAAGTGAATACACCTTTTCCAAATCATCATTGGTAACGATTTTGATACTTAATCCATCCATTTGTTTCCCCCTAGTTTGATCAAGTTGTTGTTTTTGTGATTACGCCTGAGATCGGCCAAGACACGCTTGCGCTGGCAAGCTCACCCACGGCACCATTCAACGGAGTCCATTCTGACACAACCGCCGAAAATGCGTATTGAGGATTGATTGTAGTGGTTGTTCCATTGACAGGCTTGACTGTAATTGTGACTGCTGTTCCAAGTGTTGGATAAATTGTCTGCTCAATGCTTGAAGTTGCGTAATCCTGATGTAGTTCAAGAGTCACAGAATTGTCCACAAGCCCAGCCACACGAGTTTTCGCAGTTTGTCCGAACGCTGTGGTCTCAACCAAGTCATAACTTGAACTTAATGAAATTGAACTCACATGGTCTGAGATGTCAGTTGATCCAAAAAGAACATATGCGTTTGTAAGAACGATGCGTGCCATTATACAACCGCCTTAGTGATTGCTCCGCTTACAGGCCAGGACACACTTGCACTGGCAAGTTCACCAACGGCTCCGTTGACCGGAGTCCATTCTGAAATCACGGCGTTAAAGCTGTATGAAGGATTGAATGCGCTTGTTGTTGATCCATTTGGCTTGACAATTACTGCTGCAACTGTTCCAAGTAATGGATAAATTGTTTGTTCAACTTCGCCTGTTGCATAATCCTGATGAAATTCAAGAGTTACAGAATTATCAACAAGACCTGCCACGCGAGTCTTTGATGCTGATGATGAAAATGCTGTTGTTTCGACGACATCATATGACGATGAAAGTGAGATTGAGCTAACTAAATCGCTCAAGTCCACTCCACCAACAGAGATGTACGCATTGGTTAAAACGATACGAGCCATTAGTTGGTCGCTCCTTCTGATGCTGGTTTGATGGATGGTGATACTGCATTGCTTGCCTTGATGTGGTTTGCAGAAATGAGTGCTTGTGCGCTTACTCCTGCATCAACAAGTTCTTTGTCGGTGATTGACTCACCCTTCTTTTTGCCACAGACCTCTCGATCTGAGATGACGGTGTATGCCATTGGTTCTCCTTATCCCCAAATCGTGATTCTGTAACGATAGGAAAGAAATGTGACTCCTTGTGAATCATAAGTACCTGCTTCGGCACCTGTGACTCGCAAGGTGTTGACTGTCCCCCCAAGAGTGCGATCACCTTCAATTGCTGCTTTGATAGAACTTGAGCCTGAACCTGCAAGGTAGGCATCGAGTTTGTCTTGTCCAGCACGCTCTGAAAAGCGTTGCACAATCACAAGAACATCAACCTGCGCTTGGTCAAGACCGCGAGCATTGTCAATA